TGGAAGATTCCCTGGTTACTATCTCCGGGAGGTGCTCCAATTACCACATTAATCTGATTTTCTACCAAGCCTTCGCCTGGATCAGTGATAACTGCAGCAACAATAGTGTCTCCATCTGTTAGAGCTTTACCATAAGCGACGGGCTCATTTGCAATATTGTATACAACAATATCAACATCTTCTGGATAACCAACACCACCATTGGTAACTTCAAATTGAACAACGCCTAGTGATTCGGTATTAACAATGGCTCTCACCTCTGCGCCACGTCCACCACCACCTTGGAGTTGAACTATTGGATCTTCAGTATAACCAGAACCACTATTAAATATGACCAATTGCTTAACGGCTTGATCGATAATATTTGAAGTTGGTTGTGATAGTAGAGCAATTACGTTAGGATCTTCCCCGACTTCGGGTGGCGTAATTGCAACGTCAGGTGCTGAAGTATACCGTGTTCCTTCTTGTAATAGCTCTAAGGTTCTGATATAACCAGTACCGAGTTGGGCAGTAGCCTCAGCTCGGTTGCTAACTGGAATAAGCTTAAGTGTATTAATAAAGCCTTTCTGTTGGATTGTAGAATCTACCTCATCTAAGGTGGTATCTAGAATCTCATCTTCATACTCGAATAGTTCGCACTGCAACTCGTAGGTATATCCTTTACCTAGCTGATAAAATGGTTGCTCGTGCTCTACAAATTTAATCTCAAAAAGTCTTCTGCCTAGTGGGAAATAGATTAGGTCTCCCTCTCTAGGTCTTTGGATTGTAATGAGCTCCCCGTCGTCTCTTTGGGAGTTCATTAAAAATTGCATTCTTGAATTCAAGAAAGGAGCGATATAGTTCTCATATCGCTCTCTTGAAATGGTTAGGGTGATTTCGTCCTTAACTTGAATACCAAATTTGGACATAATATCACCCTGACCGCCGTAGCCATCAAAGTTATTAAGATAAGCTTCGATGGTAAAATACGATCTGAAGGCAGAGGAAGTTACCTCCCTCATAATGGTCGCTTCCCTAATGAAGGTTCTAGGAATGTACTGAACATCCATACCATACATTCGGATCTGTTCGTTAATTAGATCCTGTTGTAGGTTTTGTTCTGAGGTAGAACCGTGTAGAAAGAAGGGATTAACGACCATTAGATTAGCCTACAAAATCGAGTGGGGGTAGTTCATAAGTGCTAGACATATCTTGCTTGATCTCCTCAAGCTCTCTAACACCATCATCATATAACTGTCTTCCATTCATTTCGATACCACCAGGAAGCTTTGTTCCAGTGAACTTAATTAGGTTCTGACCCCATTGCTTCTTGATAGCAGCAACTAGGTACTTCTTAACCCAACTATCATTATAGATTTGGCAGAAGTGCTCAGGATCGAGTGCCCTGTAGCACTCAATAACAATAACGTCTCCGGCGGAAAGTCTACTCCAGTTAATATCTAGATATAGACGATCCTGACGCTTATTGAAGCGAATGGGAGCGGCTGGGTTGAATAGGAAATTGTAAGTGGAGAAGTATGACTGAGCAATGTAGAAATCAGCCATGCCGCCACCACCCCATAGACCCATACCGCCAAGGTAGCTAGTTCCATAGGGAACAGCACCACCTGCACCTAGACCTGGGTAGAAACCACCTGGGAAGGAGGAAGAACCTGTAGCCTCAGGGGGAGTCATTACTTTCTCAACACCGATAATGTGATCGGGGATTTGAATGTAATTGGAGTTTTCGATGTAGGTATTTGTAGTTGCTTGTGTGTTACCAGGATAAACCTGGCTAGCAGTTGAAATGCCGGGATTTACGAATGGGTTGTATTCAGCACCCCTTCGAATATCATCCTCAGTAAATGCATACTTCAAATACGTTCTAATAACACCATCGTAGTGCCTCTCCTGGAAGTACTGGATGGTGTCGTCTAGAATATCGTCGAGTTGCTCATCAGCAACGTTAATCTCCAATACAGGGGCTCCTAGACGCCTTAGAGCGTATTCTACGAGCTCCTGCCTGCTGCTTGGCTTAGCCATCAGAAGAATCCTCCATCAATTGTATTGGTGAAGGCAGTACCTTTGGTTACTGGATTTACTGTTAGTAAACAGGTAGATGTTTCAATCTGACAGTCTTCAACGAAAGGTGAGAAGACTTCTCCATTCCATACTGGAACCGAACCTGTAGTAATACCAGTAAAATCGGTATCAGTTAGACCCTCCAAGGATGAGGGAACACCGTTGGAAACTACGCGGACAACATTTCTTTGTCCAATTTGATCGAGTAAGTTCGCCATCAGCTACGCTCCGTGTCTTCTGAGTTGGGGCTGGTCTGTACCCACTGTGCGGAATCGGAGTCCACATAGTAAACGTACATAACACCAGTGCTGGAGTTCCACCAGAGGTTTCCTTCGATAGGATTCTCGGGGGGATTGGGTCCAACAGATACTGGTGGAGTTGATGGTGGGATGATTCCTGATTGCATGTCTGTTACTCCTGGGTTTACTAGAGCCATGCCCTCAACCACACGATAGACTTTGCCATCGGTGTTACTGATCAACATTACATCATATACATATCTTCCTTCCTTCAATACGGAAGTTTGGGCAGAAGTTAGAGAAATAATAATTTCACCTGACCTAGGATTCAAGATTTTTACATCGAATCCTACGCCAAATTTAGCTCCTGGATGCTTTCTCAACTGCCCTACACCTCTAAACTGAGAGAGGTTGATAGGAACAGCGGTACCTGCATCGTCCAATTTGAAACTAGCAGAGAAGTCAGCACCTTGATCAATGTTAATATTTGATACGTAGGCACTAGCCATGGGACTTAGTTAGTCTTTACTAAATCTATTTATTCAAAAGCTGCTTTACTAGTTCTTTGAGTTCTTCTATTTCTTGTTTTGCGCTAATAAGATCTTCCTCCAAGGAAGTGACCTTGCGATCTTTCTTCTTGGAGGCGGCTCTTCTGCGGATGTAGGCTTCATAGCCCTGCTTATCGGTATTAACGATAGCTCCCCGTTCGTTGCGGTAGAGGTCATTGTAGCCCTCTACCCTTTTCATTCCGTCTTTCATTACGCTAGTGCGATTGCTCGTAGGTCGTAGATGAATGGTGCCTCAGCTTCGTTTGTGCCGCTGAATACAATCTTGACTTGGAATGAAGTGAACTCGGGCACTTCGTCAATGTCGTAACGGTATTCTAGTTGCTCACGGAAGCCATCAGGTCCTCTTCTGCTACCACGGACTTCCTTGTTTGGTAGACCGTTGTTCTTAGAAGGATCGATGATTTGATCACCGTAGCCATCACCATCAGTATCTAGGAGGTTTGTGTAGCCGGGGAATAGTTCCCAACCAGGCTCAGAGCTACCTTGTGAATCTGCACTGAATGTGCGGTATAGAACGCGGAAGTCTGCAGTCTCGTTCCTGTAAGCACTTAGGATGATCTTTAGTGCAGTAGCAGGATTCTCTAGATCGATCTTATTGGAGATGTAGACAGAGCTGTGGGGATCACCGATGATCTGATTAACTCGTGGATCAGAAGCGTAGTCCTCAACTGGCTTGTTTAGTCCCTGTCTTAGGGTGATAACAGAAGCCTGAGCCATGTCGATAACGGGGCTTAGGTTGGGATCCGTTGATCTGAAGGTTAGAGCAAGAATTAGTGACTTGTTCTGAGGTAGATCATCTAGATAGGCATTCTCATTAACCTTAGAGGCAATTAGTCTTGGGGTTAAGAGTCTGTTTTCTCTGTTTAGAACGATTGACTGAGATCCCTGATCAACAAATGAGGCTTCATTTCCACCATCACTTGTTCCGGATACTGTTCTGATTGAAGATTCAATCTGAGTAGTGCTTCCCGGAGTTAGTAGACCAATATCAGGGAAGATTGCATCATACTGGATGTTGATAGAGCAGAATGATGAGTTACCACCTGCAGCTTGCTGTTGATTGAAGCTTAGACCTGGATTATCTGGAGATTCAAACTCGATTGGTAGAGTTGAGAAGTCTCTTGTGTTACCTAGTAGAGAATCTGTTGGGAGTTCATGTCTCTTATTGATTCTTCTTAGTGATACACCACTGAGCTCATACTTAAATGCTCTCTCGCTTGGATCGTGGATGTTAATAGCAGTTCCATCAACACCTCTTTCGGTAATGGAGAGAGTTTCTGTTCCGTCACTCTCATATTCCATAATCTCACCACCAACATAGAGGTAGCCAATTGAAGTGGTAATACCTTCGAATGTGTCGAATAGGGAACCATCAGTAACGAATAGCTGGTTATCTGATAGACCCATTGTGTCGGTTAGTGGAGATCCGGCAGTATCGGGTAGAACACCAGTAATGGTCATGATGTTATTGTCTGCCTGCATACCATGTGAAGGCACATCTAGAACAAACACCTTACCACTGTTCATTGGATCTGTTACTTCAGAGTCAGTGGATACTGTTGCGCCAATTGCTGTTAAGCTGCCGTCTAGGCGGCTGATGTTGTTGATTACATCAGTGGGCTCAACAATCTCACCCTGCACATTTGTTAAGAAGACAGTATCAATGTCTCCGATAGCATCAACGGTTAGTACATCATCACCACCAGATCTGAACTGATTATCAGCTGGACTGAATGTGTTTGTGTCTACTCTTAGAGTATCACCTTCACTATAGCCACTACCACCATCAGTAATAGTTACGGTGGTGATTACTCCATTTGCGTCTACATCGACAGTAGCAAGAGCATTGATACCAGTGCTGTCGATCGATAGTAGAGCTACATTGGTGTATGTTCCTTGGATAAATCCAATACCAGGGTCAGTAATACTAATAGTTACTGCCGCACCACCAATATTCTTGATTTCACCTTGTAGGATGATGTTCTCTTCGGGAGTTGGAGATCCTTGGGGAGTAGCTGCAAGCTTTTCGCCAATCTCAAAGGAATAGGTGGTTGGTTCTAGATTTAGAGTAACCTCTCTGGGTAGAGTATTTACTGGGTTGTTTTCTAGTCTGATGCTATTGAACAAGTCTGGGTTAGATAGGAAGACTGTGCCGTCTGTGACGAAGTTTGCCTTGTATAGTCTGAACTTAAGGTCTTCAAACTGGTTAGCTGTCCAGATAGAACCGTTCTGGGACTTGAATAGTGAGCCGTTTAGATATTGCTGGGAGATAATAGCAGTTCCGCCAGTACCTTCAGCTTCACCACCAATGTTGGCTTCACCCATTCTAGCAATCCAAGCAGTATACTCGTTAGTTGTAGGTGCTAGTAGAACAACAGAATAGGTAACATCTGGTTCTAGGTATACTGGTGATGGGAATGTTACTAATGTACCAACAGAAGCATC